CTTGTCGGGGCATGTTACACATGGTGTAAGATGTCACACTGGCTCAGCCAGGAGCGCATCCTTTGAGGGCCTTCCCGTGCTACGTCTCCATGAGAGGCGCTTAGGAGAAGGTGGTAGTCTGCACTGCAGCTACTCGTCGCTACCCAAGCCGAATAAAATATTCGATGAGGGTATGCGAAAGTTAAGGGACATTCCCATTCCTTTTCGCATTATGTTCTCCGTGACCATCCCAGCCACCTCCGTGAGGCTGCTGGGGGTCAGGAAGATCATTGCCTGTTCAGGTTTGAAGAAAACCTTGGGAGGCATTAACTCATGCGCCTTAGCTTCTAAGGCTAGTGGGTTAAAGGGGCCTTCAGGAAGTTTGACTTCCGAGAAGAACCGCTCGACCCTCCGAAGTCTTATAGACAAGGGGGCCGTGGCCCAACCTTTGGTTGGGACAGGTTTGCGTTCCCAATATGGGGCGTTATACCTGTGCAGTTCAGCAGAATCGACATAGCCGAGCCGCTTTACTGCTTTTATCCTGTCCCAGAATCTGGGGCTGGATGAATGATATCGAATGTTTTGAACAGACTCAATATCTTCCAGTCTGCACCCGATAACGTCGAGTATGACTGAAGAGATGGGGTCCTCATCGAATGAGGCTCCCATTTCTAGCCGTTCCCCCCTATCGAATAGAAGAGGACGGGTCAGCATCCGTAGACCCCTAAGGGCTCTAGCTGATTGCTGTGTGCCCCGCTGTTCCCAGCAGTACTGGATCCAGCGTCGCACTTGCTCCGGAATGAGGTTTAACCTTTCCTCCAGGGGCATTGGGAATCCGAACCCGCCATAGGCGTGAGGGATTGCCATCAAAAGGCGACAATCGCCGAAGTCGCGGAAGTTGGTTCCGAACCAAGCGAACGCGAGGGCATGGAACCGAGGTGGACACCACTCAAGTTCCCTGCCCAGTTGACGACCTTTCCCGAATGTCGGGTTTGTGTCTTCATCACCCGTCTTAGGCTTTGTCTCAGACGAGAGTAGGCGGCCTCTAATAGAGTCCACCTTGAACGGCAGGATACCCTGCTCGTAGCTGAGGCATGTGCCGCCATTGGCGCACATCTCTTCACAATACGGGCCACCTACCTTGTAGATACCCCATTTGTCCTCGGAGGGCTTTACTTTGTAACGCAATGCCGAGGTCTTATGACGTCTAAGCACGCTTAGCGGGCCAGGCTTCATAATATCGTCCCCTGCGTTAGCATAACGCGAGAGGCGAAGTTCCTGAGGTCTCAGAGCACGGCTCTGTTCCTCAGCCATCTTATCGATAGCCTTACCAAGGCTATGGAGAAGAATCTTTGTGCCCGGTAGCCCCATGGGGGCGCCGTTACACGTTAGATATTCCTCCCCATCGTAGCTAAGCAACAATGGGTTCAGGAAGAGGGTGTGGGCATTCCTGACATAGTCGGAAATGCGGCGGCCCTCCGCCAGTCCTTCAAGGAAGGACTCCATGTGCTGGTTTCCCACCTCGTGGGATATCCAGTTTGTAGCTTCCTCGAGGTCTCCTAATAGGATCCCTTCGGTGAGCATAGGCATATGTTTGAATCGCTTTGCGAACTCATATGCTTGATTGGCCGAGCTCAATCCACTGGATAGAGTTGGGTCAAACTCCAGCACTCCCCGCATAGTATGCGCGTATGGCTGTAGATACCCTACCAAACATGCTAATGTAATGGTGGGCACTCTTACTTTTCCGCCGGGCTCCCCGACGGAGGTAAGTCTTGCCGGGAAGGGTTTGCCAGTGGCACGCCCTTGGCCGTCAATGTATCCTTTGCTCACCAGATACTGGAAGCAAAAGGTCCAAAGAAGGATGCCACAGCGATTTTCGCTGTGACCCACCTTCTGCGGGAAGAAGAAACCAGTTTCTGGGATCTCAGACCCGAAGGCTCA